CACGACATCGGGAGCAACCAGTGGCCGGGTAGTGGTCCGGATCATTCGGGTGTCGGCGTTGATGTTGCTCCACACCTTGGGGACACGCATGCCCTCATAGGTGTAGAAATTGCCGTCCATCTCCATCTGGGTCACGGCTCCATAGAACCGCTTGCCCATGGAGCGCTTGCACAGAATCACGGTGTTGTCCGGGATCATCGGCTCAGTGGTAAAGGTGCCGTTCATGTTATCGTTGTCATACCATTCCTCGTACTGATAGATCTCCAGTCCGAGCCCGGGGATGATACCGACGAATGTCAGGGCACCCTCATAAGGATCAAGATCGACGGACATCTTGGCAAGCGAATCCTGCTGGAAACCGGCAGCGACCGGAGACAGGATGCCAAGCAAGATGTTGCGGTTCAGAATGCCGACGATCTTTGGGTGAGTGACAAAGTCTTCGACCACGTTGCCTGCCATAATGCAGAGGTTCGGCACCGTCCCGGAATTCTGAAAGATGATCTTCCTCCAGAGTTTCAGGTCATTGAACGGATCCGAGGTCGACGGGGCCGTCCACAGGCTGGTCCCCGAATTGACAACTGTTTGCGAAAAACCGTAATTGATCTGGTCGACGGTGTAGCCGCTTTCATTATCAGCGACGTAGCCGTACATGGTGCACTGACCGGTGGTCAGAATGTCCCGACACATGATCTCTTCACGGCGGGAAATCGCCTTCTCGAAGAAGGCCAGGTCCTCGGCGATCCTCTCGGCCTGGCGCTCTTGCGGGGTGCGCTCGCTGTAGATATTCTCGCCCATGACCCTGGTGCTGATATCCTCGACCGTGAGTTTGCGCTGCGGCGCCACGAAAGGCGGGGTGTAGTTACGAGTTACGAAGCCCTGGCGGTCCATGGTGTAGCCGCCGGCACCCTTGGCAATGAACGGCGCCACCCTACGGCGTTCCTTCTGGAAGTCGACGTCGATATTCTCAGTAACGAACGTTTTGACCTGGTTGAACACGACATCCCGGAGGAACGTGCGGGCCGGCATTATCCGGCGCAGCGCCTCCAGGAGTGTTCTGGTTTCGTAAAGAGCAATACCTGCCATTTACATTTCCTCCTGTTTGTATGATTTTTTAAAGCAAAAGCCCCATCCATTAACGGGTGGGGCCTTGATTGGGGTTGCCCAGAGCCAGCTTTTAGCTGACGGTGACAGTGCACTGAGCGGTTACATTGGTGTTATCCGCACAGGTTGCGGTGATAGTCGCAGTGCCGGTATTTACCCTCGTCACGAGGCCGTTGGCGTTCACCGTGGCCACGGCGGTGTTGCTCGATGTCCAGGCAACGTTCTGGTTCGTGGCATTGGTCGGCGTGAACACGGTAGTCAGCTGCAGTGTGGGGCTGACACCTGACAGAGCCGCGGTTGCCACGTTGAGGCCCAAGGCATCCACAGCAGTAGTCGGGTTCGGGATGGTGCCCTTGAGGATGATGCCGCGGATGTGCAGGGCATCCTTGAACGTGCTGATCACCTGGCCGGCTTTGCAGATGATAGCATACCGGTTGAAAATACCGGTTTGGTATGCCATTGACGGAATGGGGATCGGAGTAGCTTCGGAATAGGCGCCGGTGTCGATGGTCGTCTGGGTCGGGTCCATCAACTGGCCTTGCTGCAACCCAAGGATGTACTTGGGATTCTGAGTGCCATCTCCTGCTTGCGAATCGCACACATACGCCAAACCGTTGACTGTCTGGATGCCCAGGAGGGTACCCCGGGCGAGGACGCCCTGGCCGGGCGCCAGCCATACACCGATCGGGATGATCGGTTCCTGCTCAGCCGCGATCAGAGAATCGTATTCAAAGTCGCCGATGATCGCGTATTTTTCGTTGATTACGAACGGCATTATCTTTTACCTCCTTTGCTCAGAATCTTGTTTGCTGCCTTGGCGATATACTCCCCGATGGTCGCCCGCTCCTGGTCCTTGGTCTCGCCGGAGAAGTTGCTGCCTGTGGGATCGGAACCGATTTCCTTGGCGGCGGTAGTGTCGGCCTGGAACTTGGACAGGAAAGCAGAGCCCTTGGCCTGCGAGGACTGTAACTGGGCAAAGGCCAGGGCCTCGGCCGTCATGGTGGCATCTTCGTATTTCGCCTTGAGGACCATTTTCGGATCGACCTGGCCGGCAATGGCATCAATGTCCTGGATGCGCTTGCGCTCCTCAGCCTTGGCCTGGGTGACGATCATAGCGGTCAGTTTCGGATACCGGTTGACGAGGCGCCGCATGGTATTTTTGGCCTTTTTGTCCTTGTCCTTCTTATCATCCTTGCCGTCGCCGTCTCCATCGGCATCGTCATCGTCGATCTCCTCTTCCTCATCGGTAGGGCAATCCTTGGACTTGCCCTTTTTGCCTTTCTTGCCCTTGTTCTTGTCATCCTCTTCCGGGGTCTCGGGGTCCTGATCGGGATTGTCCGTCTCATCCGGATCTGGTTTGCCGGTCGCCTTCTTTGCCAGTGCCACAAACTCGGTCACAATACCGCTGCTGGCATTGTGGTTGGCAATGGCGTCCATAATGAGCTGTTCCGGAGGCACATTCTTGAACTGCGAGAGGTCATGCTCAGTACCATTCATGTACAATATCCGTCCTTTCATCTCCATATTTTCAACCCTTGAAGCTAGAGTGGTATCGCAGAAACCGAGTTTGACCGCCTGGGCGGTGGTCAGCCAGGTCTCTGTGCTCATCATCGCGGCGATCTCATCCGCTTTCAGACCGGTGCGGTCGGCGTAGATCGCCACGATAGATTCCTTGATGGTATTCAGGGTATCGACATTCTTCGCCAGCTCATCGGCATTGTAGATACCGCACAGACAAGCCAGGGGATCGTGAATCATCTGCATGGCGCCGATCGGCATCTGGATTTCGTCGGCTGCCATCACGATCAGAGTGGCCGCCGACGCCGCCAGGCCATCAACGATACAGACGATCCGCGCCGCGTGGGTCTTTAACTGGGTGTAGATGGCAATCGCTGCGAAGATGTCGCCGCCAATGGAGTTGATCCGGCAGGTAATCTGGCTGACGTTGCCCAGATCTCTCAGGTCCTGGACAAATTCATCAGCATAGACCCCGCTGCCGCCGAACCAGTCATCCCACCAGCAATGCTCGGATTTGATCTCGCCATAGAGCAGCAACTCAGCCTGGTTGGGAGCGATATTCTTGAACTGCCAGAACTTCTTACCAATACCCGGGCCGGGAATCCGGTTGAGAAGATCCAGCGGCGCCGGTTCCTCGCCACCATCCTTGAGATGCTTGGACACAATATCATTTATGACTTTCAAGCTATCCCTCCTTTCAAGTTGCCGGATTCTCAACCTGCTGATCGATCACTGTAGGGTCGAACACAGCATTGGCCTCTTTCATCTGCGCGTTTTCACGGGTGATCTGCTCAATGTTTGCGTTAAAATCGCCGCCAGTGAGCTCAATCGTTTCTTTTTCACGAGTAGAGAAACCATTGTCCACACGCTTCTGAGCAGCCAGGACCTCTTTAAGCGGGTCGATCTGGCCCGGTGAAGGCCCGTTCCATTCTGCTTTTGCCCATGCTGCGGCAACGATCGGGTCATCAAAAAACCCGGGGGCTGTGACTCTGCCCCGGGCGACCGCCTCAGAAAGCCAAATCTCGTAAATGGGCTGGCAGAAATCCTTTGATAAAAACGACCTGCGCATCCGGAACGATTTCCAGGCCTCCAGTAAGGCCGCCCGGCTGGCAGAATAGCTGGCGTCGAAAGACTTGAGCAGGATCTCGTAGGGCACCTCGATGGCGGCGCCGATGTGTTTGGCCATAGCGGTCACAAACGCATCGAATTGCTTGGTCGGGCGCTTGGGATCGGCAACCTCCACGCTCTCGCCGGGCATTAACCGGTTGACGTTGCCTGGCCCCATCTCGTAGGTGTACTCGGTGTTGTCAACTTTCTGTGCCTCGGGCAACGACTCATCAAAAGGAAACCCACTGGTCGGCAGTGAGCTCGTGACAAACGCGGTGAAGAAGCCGTTGATCACCGCCGCTATCAGCTCAGCATCGATGTAACGGGTCAACTGCTTCAGGGTTTCGATCACCGGTGCCAGGAGAGGAACGCCCCGATACTGCTCTGGGCGCTCGGAATACATACACTGCAGGATGTTCGGCAGCCCGGTCGATCCATATGCCGGGATCCTCGTCCACCTTCGGAGCTTCATCGTCGGGATGAAGCTGTTCGGGTAGAAATTGCAGACGTGATAGGCTACGATCCCGCCGTTGTCGTCGATCTCTATCCCATTGTAGACCCGGTTGCCATTGTCGAGGTTCCACCAGACCTGACCAGTCAAGCCCGAGAATGCGGTGGTGTTCGGATTCGTTATCCGGTCACCCTCGATCAGGTGTATCCGCAGGCTGTACGGAGCGAAATCCCTTACCGGCTCGCTGTCTATCAGGGCGAAGCCGTCGCCGTTGAGCAGCCAGGAGATCAGGCAGAGTCCCTGCATCTCGTAGAAGTTATTGACCCTCGTGGCGTCACAGTTACGGGGCTTACTGGCCCACAACTCGAATTCACGCCTGACGCCCGACTCCCAGGCCTTGGCCTCTTCCCGGGAGAGTCCCAGGAATTCATAATCGATCTTGGGGCGGAGTTGCAGGCCGGCGCCCACCACGTTGGCGTTGTACGCCTTGATTGCGGAGGCAGCCAGCGGAGACCCCATGTAGAGGGAGCGGGAGCGCATGCGGAGGAGGAACAAATTCATATCTATGTCCTCAACCGGGCTCCTAGAATCTGCTATCCAACCCTTTAACGACCTTTTATCGAGGCTGCCGCCTTCGTAGGAATACCCGCTATTGACATATGCCCTTTTTATCGTGGCCGTGGTGAACCTGGCAGCTTCTTTTCTCACCTCCTGGATTTCAGGGGCTTCCTGCTGCTTACCATTCTGCTTACCATTCCAAAGGTTGCTAAAGAAGCCTTTTAGACCCCCGATAGAATCACCCCCTCTCGGACCAATGAAAAAACCGCCCGGTGGCGGTTACCTTGGCTTATTTTTTATCATGTTTTAAATGTCACGCGGTATAACCGCCCAACTGGGCCTTCTCGCATTTCCCTGCAGCATTATAATTTCGAGCATCAAATTGTTTATCATCTGCTGCAGTTTGGTCGGATCGGTGTATTGCATTCGCCTGTTCCCTATCGAATACTCCTGAGCACCCGAGGCAAAGGCTGTCTGAGCGCCCAGGTATAGCTGCAGCTCACTTTGTTTGATCGCAAGCGCCTGCCCTGGCGCCCCCGTGAAGTTTACAGACATCTTATACCACCTCGTTCATACGGTGATCACAGCCCGAATCCAATAGAATCTGCATGCGGTACCCTTTTTCTGCGGCTGCCCGGCACCAGGGAGCATCTTCCCCCTGCATATCAGCGGCATATCTCACGCCACCCTCAAGCACGCTTCGGGGAATTAGGTAGCAGGCGCCGAGATGATCCACGTCCATGACGCCAGACAACGGATAATTCTTCGGATGGTCGAACAAGTTGCCCTTGCGAATCATGAAATTGCCCGCCACCGTACCATCCAACTGGCAGCCAGCGACATTACAGATGGCGGCGCCGGCAATCGTCTCCGGATCGGCGATAGCCAGCAGCCTGGTCAGGATATCCGGCGGCACGATCACGTCGGAGTCAACCGAAAAAAGGTAGTCGGCATCGGATTCAAGAAACAGATCGATAAGCCGGTTCCGGACCGCAGCCAGGCGAGTATAACTATCTCTTTTGAACTCATTGCGGTTGTACGCAGGGCCTGGGAAAGATTCACTGACCGCCCGGGCACCCCACTCGGAAGCAAACTGCAGTAGGATAGGCAATGTGCTATCCGTGGAATCATTCTCCAAAAACAGAAAAGCCTTGTCGGGGTAATCCAGATCCCGCAAGGCTTTCAAATACTTCGGGAGCACTCTGGCTCGGTTCACCGGGCAACCGATGATCACTTTTGGCCTCACTCGACCATCCTCTTCCAGATCGCCTTCATCTCGTAGAGGTCTTTCGATGTTTCCAGGAGTTGCTTGCAAACGGAATACATATGATCCTGGCTCTGCTCAACCCTAACAAATCCATGTCTCTTCTGCGGTGACATCGCAATTAAAGCCAGACCACCAACCAAGAAATTGCCGTTTGCCGAACCGCAGATATCTCCGGCCACAAAATCCTTTTCTACGTAGTCGATATAGGGATTGCTGTTCCAGTCGGCATTGTTGATGGCATCCCTACAACCAGGGTACCAGGAATCATGAACCAGAATTATAGTCTCGTCTAAGGGCTTATATTCCAGAATGTTTTTAATATCCTGAGAAACTGCCTCATAGGAATGATCCCCGTCTATCAGAATCAAATTGACGATTTCTTCAGTTTTGTTGATCTGCTCAATGAGCGAAGGCACAGTCTCCCGGGAATCACCCTCGATCCAGAGCACATTGCCGTATTGCTCCGGATGAATGATTGCAGAATGGTCTATGTCGCATGAATAGACCTTATTAAAGTGCTGCGCCAGGATCCTGGTAAAACCACCCTTGTAACTGCCGATCTCAATAGCTGTATGCTTGTTTTTCAGTTTACCAAGCAAGTAGAGGATGGCCATTTTCTCTGCAGCGCTCATCTGCCAGAGGATATCATCCTGGAGTATCTCGCCCAGATCGATCATACTGCCATCCTTCCCAGCCACGATCCAGCGAACCAGTGAGTGGCATATGAATTTTCGGTCACTATCGGCCTGAGTTCCTGATGGTTATAGCCGCAGAACGTATCTATAGGATAGATCACTACGCCACCCTGCAGGTATTTGAAGCCATAAACTTCTCGTTCCAACAAAGGCCGAGATAACTTGGTCACAACTTGCGTATTCGGAACGCAATCAAAGGGGGCCGTCTCGTAGTACCGCAATAATTTCTCAATCCAAGGATGTCCCGGCTCGGCGCCCAGTACGGCCGTCAACCAGAGATCGTCTATCTCGTGCCCGGTGAACGCCCGATGTCTTAAAAATCGGTCGAGAGGTTGAAGAATTTCCACATCACCATCAAGGTAGATCCCGCCATAATGGTATAAGGCCCAGAGCCTTACGACATCGGTTACAAAAGCGAATTTACCGCTGTCGTAAGCTGCCTTTGCGTAAGGATAACGGCTGAGATCAAAATTGGATTCATTCCATTCGACGATCTCGTAACCCGGGAGAACCCGTTGCCAGCTCTCCATGCATCTCTGAATGATCGGCGGCTTTGGCCAGCCACCAAACCAGCAATAATGGATCTTCTTTGGAATTTTCGGAGTCTCAGCATCGTACTTATCTGCCCAGCGCTTCCAGATGGCCTGAAAAGGCGCATCAGAGTTTGCCCAGGGCTTCTGGCCAGCATAATGCATGATCCGAATATCATCCTGGTTGATATCCAATCCGGTTGATAGCGACACATTGTAGGGCAAATTGATCAGTTGGATCCGCCCCTGGCAAGTAAGGTTGATAATGTCCTGATCATGGCAGGCGTAGGCCATTTCATTGGCCATCCGGATCCAGGTCTCTTGCAGCCCGGACTTACGAACCGCGGCCATATTGAACAGAGTAACACCGGCATTGATATATCGCGCGCCCGGGCTTAACCCGATTGACTGCAGCCGTTGATGCCAGGCCGTTAGATTACCGCAGCCCATGCCCGTGTCTTGAACACCAGCAACAAGGTTGTCACCCATGTCCGTGTTATAGAACCCGGTAATATCACCGTTGACGATTACATCAGCATCCAGGTAGAGCAGCCGATCATCATTGATGATCTCCGGAAGCAGTAACCGATAAAGAACGTATTTCGTAAACCGGGTGCATACGTTTACGATGCTGGGAATCCGCTCCTTGAATCGCTGCTCCAAGTCGATGTATTGCACCTCGCAACCAGGACGACAAAGACACTGGAAATCCATCAGCGGCGGACCGTCCGAAATTAGATACACCTTGATCGGGGCTGGATTAGTGCTGAAAATAGATAAAAGCTCAATGGCTACGTATCGCGACCAGTCCGGGCTGAAGACGATGGCAATGTTCATGGTGCCTCCAAAAGAAAAACCGCCTCGCTGGGCGGTTTATTCTACGTGAAATATTTTTCAGTGCCGATATCTTCTGTACTGATTCCGCATGCTTTCTTTGGTCAGCCGGGCGTATATCCTGGTCGTTCGTAGGTCGTTGTGCCCCAGTAGCTCCCGCACCAGATCCATCGGGGCATCGCCGTTGAGCATCTCCATTGCAAACGTATGCCGCAGGGCATGCGGGAAAACGTTCACCCTTATTTCAGCCCGTTTGGCAATCTGCTTGACCACATATCGGATCTGAGATATTGACATCCTGTGCGGAGCCCTTCTGGTCACAAAGAGCGCCGGGTCGATGTCCTTCCGTTCGGCCAAGTATTTTTGCAGCCAGACAGCGGTCGGAACGTCGAAGAATACCGGACGCTCCTTATTGCCTTTGCCGAGTACAACGCAGCCTCGATCAGTCCAATTAATGTCATCCCGGTCGAGACGGTAAATCTCGCCGATCCGGCACCCGGTAGCAGCGAAAAACTCAATCAGAGAATGCTCGAATGGCGTGATACAGGCCTGCCTGAGGCGTTCCATGTCCTCATCGCTTAAAGCCTTCGGGATTCGGTCGCCAAGCTTCGGCTCTTTTAACCGGCTGGCAGGATTCTTGGGCAGATAACCCTCGTCGCTGGCCCAGTGGAACAGAGAGCGGAGTGATCGGATCCGCATCCCCAAGCTGGACGGCTTGAGTTGGGTTTGGCTGGCCAAGTAGCCTTTGAGTTCTTCGGTCTTGATCTCTTCGAGATCGAGATCTCCGATTCCCCTGATCAGTAAATCGACTTGCAGTTTGTAGTTTGTGAGCGTGATCGGGCTGTAGCCCAAAAGATGTTTGTCGGCAGCATAGAGCCGCCACGATTCGGAGAGCAGCATGGTATGTACCTCCCGTAAGGTATTTTTGTGGTCCCGTAGTGAAAGCAGGCAGCGCCTACGGGGACGCCTCTCGCCCAGATGATCAGTCCGGGCAAAGCCTGCTTTCATGCTACACCATACCATGTCACTATTTACATAGTCAAAACGGAACATTTATTCGGGACAAAAGACCCGATCTGCTCCTCCGCAATAGCCTTTCCGTTAGCGCGAGAAGGAATTATTTTGCTAATACTAACAACGAGGGGCCACCGATTAGACGTGCGGCTAAATCTTTATTAATTGCAAACAAACCTTTCTGGGTCGCCCGATAGACTGAAGCTGTTAATGTTTTTGGCGAATCAAGATCGAATGACCGGGTATAAAAGTAGTCTATCACTTCATATCCAGTATCTTTTAAAATCTCCAAAGCGATTTCTTTAGTGAAATAATGGATATGCCCATATTTATTTCTCATGGTGCTTATCAACCTGTGGACAATGATGTTAAGAGCGTTCATGTCCAGGGGAAACTGAAATATCTTATATTGCCCCCTTATCCTAATAGATCGCAAGAAATTAAAATAATCTTCAATGTGTTCAACAACGTCCATTATTAAAAGCAGATTGTAATAACAATCCTCTTTCGTGAAGTCCTTTAAGTAATAAATCAGTTTGTCGTTGCTCTTTTTGCTGCACAGTTCGTATGCTTGTGGTGATATATCATAACCATAAAAGTTATGATCACCATCTAGTTTGTTCTGTAGCTGCTTCAGAATCTCTCCAGCACCACAACCGACCTCGCATATTGTGCTTATCGGCAATTCATGCCTATCCAGCATGCCAAGAATCTGCTTTGCCTTCCAGGGTGAATCTTCTTCGTGCCAACCAGGATTCTCGTCTAAATAGATGCCACTCTGGTAGATGTTCATGATCTCGCCTCCCCATATAATATTAGCATATTATGGGAAGGCGTGCTCAATAACTCTGTAACAAACTCATCATTGCCGTGTCCAGATAATGCACCGATTCATCCGGGAATGTGACAGTTTCATAATTGGTGTTCCCATAACTGAACGCCACCCCATTCTGCACTCCTGCCGATGCTGTCAGTGTCAGGAATGACAAGCTTGGGTCAACTGCAGTTATTGTAAAAACACCATTAGGAAGCGTGATCGTCTGTCCCGGAGGCCAGAAGAAGAACGCCGTCTGCGCCCCCATCCCCGTCGCCGTTCCCGAAACGAATGTTACCGTGGTGCCGTTAACGTTGCAAATCCCTGTCATGTTCCTGCCGGAGTCGAACACCCCGAAATTGCCTCTCAACATCCAGATCGTGAAGCCGATGCTGAACTCCTTAAGCACTTGGAGATGGTCTGATAGGGCAGCTAATGCAATGCTCTCAGGAACAGTGTGGAACACCCCGCCCTCGGTGGACATGATGTCGATACCTCGCTTGGTGAGCAGATCAGACCACGCCTTGACCAATTCTCTGATCGTGTCAATGTTCCAGTTGGAATCAGCCGGGACATAATTTCCCTCGTCGTCCAGAGTTAAAGTTGTTGCCGGAAGTCCATAGTACCCCGCCATCTCTGTGGTGTTTGGAGTAAGCACGGCGGTATTCCCGTGGTTGTATGTTGTGATGTTTGCTATCGTTGACCAGTTACCGTTCGGGACTCTAATTTCTAGTTGGGTGGTTGCCTCTGTCACTGTGCCGGTCGCCACAACACCGAGATTGATGTTCGACCAGACGTGCCAGATCGGATCTTCGTAAGGCGTTCCGGGGCCGCTGGATGTCATCGTTAAAAGTCCAGTGTCAACTACGAGAATATTGTTGTCCGCGTCCCAGATCTGGTACTGAGCACGGATGTTACACTGTGAGATATTGAGCGAAATGGTGTCTCCCGGCGAGAAAGTGCCTTTAACGATAACAGGCAGAATGTAGTCCGGGTAGTCGTTTCCCCACAGCATGTTCACAAAAAGAGTATCAGGCCATGCCGGGACAGCAAATTCCGACCAGTTTGTGAGCCATATCGCCCCATAGTGCGAAAGTGTCATGGGAGTATAGAGTCCGTGATAAGCCTGCCCCACACCTGTCCCGATCAGTTCCGGTGTCGGCACCAGAGCAGTCGGCATCCCGTCGCAGAACATCTTTCGAGTAGGATCGACCGCTTTCACCGCATTGATCACTATCTTAATCACACCGGCATAATTGATGTGGTTAATTCCCTCCGGTTCGTTGAGCAAATTGAACGATAGTTGAGTACTGGAGATGCCCTTGTACCTTGTCGCCAAGGTAGACCAGTGTTGAGCCAGTGTCAGCATACACCCATAGTCTAACCACAGGGACGGGCTCTGAGATGGGTTCAATACGCTGTATCCCAGCGTCTCGTGCATGTCCAGCATCACATGGATGCCCAGCGAGAGGCACCAGGAGATCGCCTGGTCTATGTAGCCCAGAGCGACGGGATCGAGCACCGAGTAGCTCACCTCGCCAGACGGTATGGCAGTCTTGATAGCAGACACGGTCAAACTGGTATCTCCTATATTGGCTGGAGCAGACAGCGTCGTGACGACAGTGCTTCCCGTGATGCCGAAAATGACTTTGTATCCAGAGGGGATTGCCACAGTCAGAGCATTGACGTAGATCATCTCGGCTCCCGGAGCAGCCGCCTGGGAAGTAGTAATGGGGGATGTAATATATTGATACCCCATAGCTAATCGGACGAAGTTGAAGCCGTATTGAGCGATAATCTGAAAGTCGCTCTGATTAAACGGCACTTTTTCAGTATCCAGATCCGGCAGGCCAAAGCCGCGCCAACGCGGGAGGTAGGCTAATTCCCTTGATGATACGGTGTGACGCTGCGCGACCGGACTCCTCGCTACGGGCTGCCTGGTGGATGTGAGTGAGACAAGCGGTCTGCCCATGTCAGCCCTCCTTAAACATTAAGCACGTAATTGAAGCCCGAGAAGTAACAGAGGTCATTAGCTCCGCTGGCATAACCCTTGAGCGACAGATAATCGTAGATTTGAGTAAGATTCAGCAACAAAGCAAGATAACCACCATTGCTAGCGCCACCCGTCCCTGAAGTTAGGTAAGTGGATATATTTAGTGAGAACGTGGTGTTATTATATATCTTCATGTTTGCCGTGTCGGTCGTGGCTGTTGCAATAGTTAGAACAGCCAATCCCGATATATGGCCGGTGAAGGCGATCTGGCAAAACTCCTGCTCGTTGGCGGTTGCAGGCTCGACAGTCGTCCCAATAGCGTACACCAAATCCGTCGAGGCGGCGGTGATGGTCGCCGTCGGAGTGCCACCGGAGCACCAGAAGAAGAAATAAAGCGTATGCGCTCCACCGTCGAGCAGAGAAGCAAAGGCGGCGGTGGAAAGATTGCCCGCTCCGTTGCCCACAGTCCCATAGGCAATCAGATCATTCACATTGTATTGGGCTCCCGTTGCGCTGTAGGTCACATCGAACAGCATGTGGCTGGTATCCTGAGAGTCGATGTAAGCCCGTAAATGCAAAGTGGCGCCAGCACCTATCGCGCTGGGATTGGTCACCATGCGAGCGCCGCACCTGTTGAAAGTCACCCTAGGATCTCCCGCCGCTACCACAACATCGTTGACGGTCATGGACTTACTGATTGCCGTGATCGCCACAGAACCATCAGCATTGCCCACCCCGGACGCCTCGGAGGTCGCCGTTATGGAGAGAATCCCGAAAAGACCTCCTGTATCCACCGCTCCGTGGTTCGCGGGAGCGAATTTGATCTGTTCGTATAAATTTACAGTTCCCTGCATAGGACCAGCCATTATACTCCCACCTCCCATTCAACTGTGACAATTCCAGCAGTGTCAAACTGCAGGTTGTACGGGATGTTAGGCAGGATAGGTATATCACACGTCCACCATGCATTTGCGGTCAATTTGATCCCACTCTGGAGATAGCCGGACACATTATTGATGACGCAGTAAAGAATCCCCGCCACGCTCGGTTTAACCGCTAGGATGGAGCGTCCAGGCGTTGTACTGATAAAACTGGTTGTCAAGAGGCTATTGCCATCTGCGGCCAATGCGCCAGTAGATCCGGTCAGGTTCAGAGCCGCTGCGCAGTCGTCGGCATTGCCCAGCGTCACCCGCACCCTCGACGATACGCCGGTCGTACTTGATGTAATGACATAGACGCCGCCGCTGTAAGTACAGACTACGGAGGCGTAGATACCTGTCAGCGCCGCTATAGCGTTGGTAATCGCCGTGGCTACCAGTGCTCCCGTGTGGGCGCCGGTGGTGGTCAGTGTAACATTGAAATAGGTAGGCGAATCTCCATAGCCCACATTGGCATCAACAGAGATTTTGAGCTGCGGCGTGGTCAATCCTGTGATGTTGGTAATCGGAGATGCCCCACTCGTCAGGACACCCGCCGTAGCCGTCACCGTTGAGGATCTGCTGGCTATAGTTGTTCCTACGATCTGCTCAGGCAGAGGATTGGTAGTACTCACCTGGGTGCCTATCGTGCCGTCGCTGTTGGTTGCGCCAGTGGCGGCGGTAAGGTTGAGCGCAACGGCAATATCACCGGAGACTGCCGCAATGATTCTGACCTTAGACCCAAACCCCTGGGTGGCCGATGCGATCACGTACGCGCCCATGGCAGCAGACACCGTAACGCTCTGATAGATGCCGCCGAGTACCCGGATGCCCGTCTGTAGCGCGGTGGCAACAGCTATAGCAGTGCCTGCTGAACCGATTGTGGCTGTCTGGTATTGTACGCCCACCGGATCGGTCACATCGGCATCCACGGCGATCTGGATGTACCCACCGGAGGTAGATGTTACCAGTATGCCGCCTGTCCATGTTCCCGCTGTGGAAGTTCCGATAAATGGGACGACTGCCATTGAGTCCACCAAGGCACTAAAGGCATTCATCATTGCTACTTTAAGATTGTTGTACTGATCTATGCCAACTATTTTGCCACTTACGGGATCATAAATATGGGTCGGCAACGACTGAGCATCTGGAACTATACTACCAGAAAGCGTGGTAGGAGTGCTCCCCGTGCCAGTGCCCTGAAGCTGCTCGAGCAGTCCCTTGAGAAGGGCGATCTCCGTGGCCGACGATGTCGGGTTATTAACCGCAGCATCCCCCTTGCTGCCCAGGGTAACGTCCGCCCCGTCAGCAATAGTCAAGGCTCCATCGACGTTGACTTCCGCGCTGTCGATAACGGCCTTGATCTCGCCGGCTCCGGTGAAAGCGATCTGGTTTCCGTCTGCGTCAAGCAGAGTGGTGGCCATCTGATAATTGCCGGCCTCATCCTGCACGACGAGGAAGGGCACCGATACTCCGTTTGCCGCCTTGAGAAACATCACCTGTGGTTCAGGCATTTAAATCCCTCCATCCAGATTGCTTCTGATAACTCGACTCGGCTTCTGTTTCGTTGGTGTCGAAATTATTATGCTTCCGCTACGTGCCGCTTGCAGGCGCTTCTCCAGCGCCAAAAATCCTTTATCCGATACCGGGACAATCAGTTTCATGGCCGCCCGGGCATAGTTCCGAATGTCGAAGGGTTCGTTACGCGCCTCTGCGGAGACCTTCTCCCAATTCATCGTGATTCGTCCTCTGTATTTTCGCTGGACTAGCCGCTCCGAGATCAGACCCTGGAAGTAATTCACGTCGTAATCGGTTCCGAGCGGAAAGTGGCAGTAGAACGGTCCCGGTGTCTGTACCTTGAGGCTATTTATGACAGCCGTCTTGCCCTCGTCAACGCCAAGGATGATCAAGGCGGCATTCTCTTTCTTGGTCCGGGTGATGTGATGAATGAGTGGGATACCTGATCCACCCTGGCCCTTGATGGCAAAAATCCTGCGACCCTCGTTGAGTTTGCAGTAATCGTAGACCCTGGACGTGTAATGACCGCCGGAGTCAATGCAAGCGCAGGCCACTGTCAGGCCCAGACCATCGGCGAATCTGTACGTGGCCTTTAGAATGTCATCGATGGTCTGCCAGGTCTCAGGCTTATCCGGCGCGCCCATGATTACCCCATGTTTGATGCCCCAGGACTCTTCCCCTTTGCCCCAACCGCAGACCTCGAATTCCAACCAGCGATCCTGCACATCCACGGCTGCAGTCAGAAGCAAAACACCGTCCGGGAGTTCGGCGGCGTACTGTTCGCGGCGTTTGACCAGGTATTCCTCGTTCTCGATCTCCCCCTTGACTTCATAGGGTTCACCGAGGACGGTGTTGACGAAAACCTTGTACTGCTCGGGGTCGTCCTTGACTCTTAGATATTCGGTTATGATCTCCGTCCAGGAGGTCCAGGGGGATACGAAAGAATTTAACCGAAAGCTCCGGACTCCTTTGACATCGGGGTTCTGCGCAAACCATTGGCCCTCCTGGGCTTTCCAGTTGATCTCATCCGCCTCTTCCAGGCAATACGGGCAGCGGAAGACAACGTTCTCCACCAGCCAGTTGCCCTTGGGATCCTGATGGGCGTTGTAGATCATGCCGTAGAGGTTTATGAAAACGTGGTCACCGCAGTGCGGACACCAGCGGTGCCGCTCTTCCTGGGTACCCGATTCGTATTCAAACTCGATCCGGGAGACACCCTTGATGCCAGGGGTGGAAACGTAAATCTTCTTCCGGTTCCAGAAAGTAATTGTCCGCTTCTCCGCAAGCTGGATCGGGTCGCCTTCCGTGCCGGCGCTGTCCGGGTAGCGGTCGACCTCGTCGCAGAGTAAGATACGGATCGGACGGCTGGCCAAGCCAGCAGGCGAGTTGGCGCCGCCCATCGACAGGAAGCCACCAGGGAAGACTTTCATGAGAATCGTGTTATTGATGTCCCGGCTCTTAGAGTCTGATACTTTATCGGCCAGAACTTTGGTGTCCCGGATGAGCGATGATACCCGGCGTTTGGAATAGTCCTCGGCAGTCGCTTCCGTGGGTTGGATCATCAAGATCGGGCAGGGATCTACATCAATGTAATAACCGATGGTGTTCAGGATGATTTCCGTTTTTCCCGCCTGGCCGCAGCTCATCACCACGACTTTTTCAATGCCTGGCTGCGTGATAGCATCCATGATCTCACGCTGATATGGCGCTCGATCCGTTCTCCACTGGCCAGGCTCCGCCGAGGTCTCGCTGGATAAAACTCTATTTTGATCGGCCCATTCGCTGATCTTCAGTCGTTTGGGGGGAGTTACATACTGCCGAGCGCGCTGGTTGTAATCAAGGCTGGCCGCTTTCTCCCTCATATGCTTCACCTAATTTTTCAGCAGGGATTCGGCTCAAGGACTCCAAAGCTTCATATCCCTCTGCGTTAATGATGTCGGCGATGATCGCCATGTTTTTCTGCCCGATGATTTTGGGAGCGCACTTGGCCCCCATCGCCAGGATTCTCGTTCTGAAGGTTACGAGCATGCTGGCGTATATTTTTTCGCACTCGTCGGCATCGTGCAACTTGCCTTCTGATAATGCGAGTTCATTTTCGGCCATCTGCCGCTTGGCTTTTTCGTGAAGGGCATGTTCGTGGTCAAAGTCAACCTTTTTTTTTGGCACGAGCTTGTAAACGTAGTATTCATCAACGGCTGACCGGAAATGAAACGCACCGCTAGCCTGCTTAGTTATCACGCTGGCTTTTACCAATTGATCGATTCGGCGTACTGAGATTCCTAAAAAGTCGGCTAGGACATTAGTCGGGACATTGACGTTTGAGAAACTCAATTCTTTCTTTGCCACGGTCCCACCCCAAATAAAAACCGCCCCGTTTAAGGAGCGGTAGTTTCGCTTTTAGTTATGCGTCGAGATGCTTCTTCAGGTCGTCCTTGATAATGTATTCCTTGTTGTGATACTTCAGCAATGCGATTGCATCTAGGCCGAACTGTTTCCAGTCGATCTCCTTGGCTCTCGGGTGGTAGTTAAGCACCCCGACTTTGTAGAGATCGACAAAACTGAATGTGCGCCTGATGATCTCCAGCGATTGCGCCGGGTCAATGACCGGCTCCAGACTCACCCAGGTCTTGATGCCGTGGGCGTGCGCCAACTTGATAGCCATGATTCTATCGTCCGGCAAAGCGGCGCCCGGTTCCCACTCGAGTGACTGTGCAGGATCGAGCAACGTCAGCGTGGTTGCAAATGCGTCTCCTGGTTCTTGGCCGAGTAGATCAAAGTCTCTAGCCGCCCTCATGCCGCCCTTGGTCAGGATTTGTACTGGGATGCCATTGGCATGCAGGATCTTGATGGCCTCCCGGGTGATGCCGTGATCCATTTCAATGGGCTGAAAAGGATCTGTGGTAAACGATAGCAATACGGGAGTCTTGTCGCCCCTTCGCTTGCCTGCATCCTTCTGAAGTTCGGATAAGGCTTTGTATCGTGGATGCGGGTCACCGATAAACTTCTGCCTGTCGGTTCTGGTTGCCGCAGCAGCATAGCAATAAACGCAAGCATGGCCGCATCCTTTATAAAGGTTGGCTGCTAACGGTGCATATTCCCGAGCCCTGCCGGCTGGTTCGTAAATGATACTCATGTGACCTCACCTGCCTTCATGATGGCCTGGTAGAGGTCATTGCCATCTTCGTAAAGCGATCCGATGATGCTGGTTAATTCCTGGGCAACCATGTCCAGTGTGCTGCCGGTTTTTCTTTTCAGGTGAGTAGGGATGCATTCGTAGTCTTTATCTTTGATGCCGCCCAGCGAGAGGATCGCTTTGTATAATTGCTTTCGTTCCAGCTTGTTCTCCCTGAGTTCTTCGAGCCTGTAGCATTCCCGCTCTCCCATTTGCTCCCGCCTGGTGAACCAGGCCTTGACGGCTGCCATGTGGCGTACTTCTTGATTGTAGACCATAGCGTGATACCTCCATTTATTTCTATTATATCACGTATGGTATGATACTACAAGGTTTTTATTCGTTTTGCTTTAATTTGCTCGCTCTCGCTTCTGATTGCTCCTTCTTAGGATGTCTTTTAAGCTAGGGTTAATTTTTTCTCTGTGTGTTTGTATGTATCTTGGTTCTGCCATGCCTTAAAACGCTCTTAAATGCGTCGCTACTATTCAGTGTTGGCGTGGCTTTCGTGTTTTTTACCCCTCTGAATGTGGTAATTATGCTGTTTTGACGTTTTGCCGGGTTTTGCCGATCCCTACTTCCCTTTGTTGGCGGGGTTCTGTTTTTGCATCAGGCTTCTGTTTTGCTCATTTTCAGCGCCCAATAATAGACCGACCTTCGCTTATTGTGGAAGTAAACTGCTTTGGTCGTTTTCCAGCCGTATCTTTCTTCTATGTCCAGCAGCATCGTAGCAAATAAATCCTCGTAGAATCTGTTTATACCCGGCAGGTTCATCTGTTGCGGTATTCTTTCTATGGCTGAAACAAACTTGGTCACCTTGCCGTCTACCTTCTGGTGCATCACCAGCCCATCGGTGACGAACAATGTTATATCACCTGGCGGCTGCTTTCTAAGAATCAGGTATATCAGCTTCCAGGGAGACCCGTAGTCATCCAGGTCGAAGACGTTGTATTCGCCGAGATCATGCCGGGTGATGTAAGTGATATTGTCGATCAGCGTGCAGATATTGGGGTCATGGATTTTCGTCTTATCCAGGCCGTGATATTCTTTGACCTTCCCATAGTATGCCCGGCGGTACATCTCGCCGTTGCCGCAGAAGCAATCGAGCACGACAGCTTCTTCAGGTAGATATCTACTTCGGAGCTCTGCCTTTTCCTTTTCCATTGAGTTGTCCGTCTTACCCCATTGCTTCGCCATAGCTGCGCTCCACTCTGATGTGATTCTGTTCAAGGACGGCCAGACAGCGTTCAAGGATTTCCTGATTTGCGGCGGATGTTCTGACGGTCACCCAGATAGGTTTATCGATTGCCTGGCTGGTGTCGAGTTCGTTCAGGAGATCGTCAATGTTAGTCGGTTGGAAAGTCTGGTTCATCAGTTCTTCGATCTCGGTGGCGTCGAAGCCGGTGAGTTCCATATCTATGTTGCCGGTATCAAGTTCCTGCAAGAGACCTTTCAAGGCGGTCATGTCCCAGTCGCCAGAGATTTTATTTAATGCCAGATTGAGTGTTTTCTCTTTTTCGTCGGTGAGGTCGAGTTCTACCACGTCCGCTTTTGTATATCCGAGGTCTCGCATAATCTCAATGCGCAGGTGGCCGCCGATTATATGGCCGCTGGCCATGTTGAAAATGAGCGGTTCGACGAGGCCAAACTCAATTATGGATTTCTTGAGTTTTTCATATTCTGGATCGCCGGGGTGAAGTTTCTTCCTGGGGTTGTATGGTGATGGCTTCAGCTTTTTTAGTGGGAGTGACCTGATTTGCAAATGAATCGCTCCTTTGCCAAAAGAAGGAAATGCCTGAAAAAAACTTTGCACCTAGAAAGTTTCCGGGGCTTAGCCAAGCGTATTGCCCAAAGACTGCCAGCAGTACCTTCGTCTTTTCATCCGTGCCTAGTCTGCTTAAGTCTGCCTCTATCACGGACATAGGCGTCATGCCTCATGCAGTCCTCGATGTCTCTCTGGTATATCCTGGGCCTCCTGCCCAGGACCTCATCTAGTTTCACTTTCATTCCGCCCCGCAGTTTTGCCAGGTTGATTTTCATTCCACCATCTCCAGGATTATTTCACGTGAAATAAAACAGCCCATGATAAGTGACGGCTCCATTGATGCAAGTATAACACCATAAATCCATTAAACAGTCCCAGGATTGTACCAGAATAGTACCAAAATTGTTCAGCCAACCCTAAGAAACCTTGCGAAATAAAGTCTCAGCGTAACAGTCGTAGAAGAATTGTATAATATAGCTTCTCATCCTGTAAAATTCTGTTCTGCTGACGTATATGTGATTTTCATAGATCACCGAATCGGGCTTGATTTTATGGAGATATTTGTATCTGACCAACTGCGCAAGTTTTCCATCCTCATCCCGAAGTTGATCGAGCACCTTGTTAAAACAGTCAAGCTGGCTCTCTTTTTCTTGGATGTGCTGCAATAGATCAGTCCGTTGGTTGTTGTATTCATCCAGAAATTCAGCCCAACGCTGTTGACGGCTGTCGAGATCACCACCCATGACCGGTATTGCGGTCGGGTTGCTCATCCATGTCGGCGGCGATGCCCGACGCGTGTCCAATTGCTCAAGCGCCTTTTTCAAACCCTCAATGGCAATTTCTATTCTTGTAATCGAATACAGCCATTTCTCAACTTGCCTGTATTCCTGTTCGGTCAAGCCTTGCCACCTCCCGAAGATATGTTATAATTGACTTGGCATAGTCGCTCCGGAAGGGGCGCTTTTTTTGTCTATTTTTACAACTTTCGCCCAAGAATACCTATTGGCTCCGGCATCATTGCTCCTCCCACACGCCTGACCATGACCGCCCGTCCGTTAGATACAAGTAGCCGAGCATATTCAAATAAAGCATCATCCGGATTTAGCCGCTGCGCCTGTCTCCAGAGTTCGGGGTCTTCGACGACCAACATGATCGTATCTTCAGGGATGTCGGCAACCTTAATATTCAGCATCACGCTACTCCTTTTCCAATGCACAACACACTATTCCCAGTCGGCCGCTTTTCGAACTCCTGAACGTAATGGACCTGACAGCCGGCGATGATCATAGACCCCTCGCCTTCCCCGACCCGCACATACCAGTTTGTCCCGGCCTTCGGAATGAAGCCAAGTTCATTCTTGGCCTCGACCACCTGCGCTTTGCCCCAGACAGCCTTATAATTCTGACCGTCCTTAGCATGAAACCAGTCGTTTGTTGTGATCAGGTAGAGCTTTGATAAATCGAACATCTATGCCACCCCCGCTTTCTCCACCAGCCGGCCCACCCAGGCCCTTTCCCTCTCGTTCCACTCGGCCTGATACACCGCCGGCAGAGCTACCTTCTCAGCCACGAATGCTGATACCGATGCGGCATTGCATTTCTTCATGATGCTCTTCGAGCCGTTGAACCTGTAGCCGTTCTCACCCGGCTTGATGACGATCCGTCTGCCATCGGGATCGAGCCAAATCCCAGCCACGAACTTGGCCTTGTCGTTCTGGTATGCCTCAGGGCCGGCGACGATCAGGCCGGCGCAAAGCCGGACCGTGTTTTTATTGGTGATGGTGATCAGCATGTTTTTGGGCTGGTTGGTGCAGTTGTTGGGAGTGAAGCGGATCATGGTGGAGAGGTCGATTGCCGGCGACAGGGCAGAGGTGAGAATTTTATTGGCCTCAGTGAAGGTTTCTGCGATATGTCCTTGTGACGCTTCGATGACAAGCTTGACACTGCCGGATGGCTCCGGCGCCGGCCGCTCCACCGTCTCAACCTTGATTTCGCCAGCGGCCTTGGCCTGGTGGACGGCCTCGCTGATCGGGGTCTCCGGTATCCAACCTGGCGTGCACTCGATTAAATCCTGCGCAAATTCTGCTGCAGTCGCGGTGGTAACGTTACCTGCGGCCTCATCCGGCTCCTGGTCAGCACCATAAATTACATCGCTTTTGACTTTATCCTCATGCCACTTTATCGCCGATTTCTCCCCATGTTCGATCTCTTCCAGCACCGCTGCTGCCATACGCTTTGTTTCCTCCTGTTTCGCCTTAAAATCGGGCGGTAATCCTTTCTTATGCAGGCCCCACTGCTCCAGTTTCAGGTACAGAGCCGGGTCATTCGGGAATCCGTATTTTCTCTTGATGTCCGGCTTCGATACGTTGTCCAGCAGCATCCTGGCCGCCTGCTCCCGGGTCAGATCCCCAGGGGTCAACCTGGTCACCGGCTCGGTCTTCTGCGCCCGGAAATCCCACGACTTACCGTTTCTCTTCAAGCCGAATTCCTTCAGTTTCTCGTAGAATTCGGCAATTGACATGCTATACCGGTCAGCGATCACGTACTGCGGATACTCCGCCTCCCGCAGGCGCCGGCAATCGTCGTAGGTCAGCGCGTCCGGTGGCATCTGCCGGGCCTCCGTCATGGGTAAGCCTTGCTCCATGGCTTGCATTGGTGTCTTTTGCATTAGTGCCCCCCCCCCGCTTTGTAGGTTTCAAACGCCATTGGTCACCGCTCCTTTCAATCCTTCAATCACGTCCTCGACACTCTTGGCCAAAATATAGACTCCGCCATGCCTCTTTACCTCGGCCTGAAATAGTTTCTGGTAATCCGACTGCCGGCCGCCCGGCTTCTTAAACTCAATCCAGACGCTGACTCCGTCCTTGATAGCGTACCGGTCGGCAATCCCCGGGTGACAACCCAGCGATTGCTGCAGGTGAAAAGTGTACCATCCAGTCCAGAGCAGGTAATCACGGGCGGCGTGCTCGATGTCGTTTTCCTTCAGGCCGGGCAGTTGCTTCATGGTTTCTTTTGCTCCAGGATCCAGAGCAGCGCCAATGCCGCCGCCTCTTCCCGGGTGGCGCCTTTGAATGTGTGATATTTGGTGTGCACTGTCTCTGACAGCCAGGCGATGTCGCAGGCATAGCCGCCGTCAACCGCTACCGAATCCGCTATCCAGCCCCGCTTCTCAATCTCCGCCAGCAGTTGGTCGAGGCGAGGCAGGAATATTATCACCTCGTCGTCAGCCCATTTTATGGCGCTTTCTAACATGTCTGCCCTGAGGCAAATAGTCTCTCTGTAAGGCTTACCTGCGTACAGTTGATAAAAGTCTAATACCTGCGGCTCCCACTTCAGCCTTGCCGCTTTGAGTTTTTGGGCTGTCTCCAGTGAAATCATCGTGCCACCTCCAGCATGCTTTTGAGCTTTGAAGCATCCTGCTCGATACTTCCCACCAACCTTGCCATTTCAGGAGGCAATGACTTTTTCAACGCTTCTTTAAGGAATCGAGCCAAATCATCATACACTTCCCATCGGCCTGCTCCGTGATTCGCCAGTTGTCTCAGGATCAAGTCGGAGCGCACCTTAGCTACCACTATCTTGCCGCCTCCCGTTCGTAAATGCTCCACTCTCCGTGGTACTTGTACGTAATCACTCGCCAGCATCCATCCAGTTCCGGCGTGCAGACCGCCGATAGAATTTTTGTCACCGGCACCCAGACTGCTCCTTCAGCGTCAGGCTGGACACCGAGCCGCAGTATGTTGTTGAGCCGCCCCATGATCATCCCCGGCGATAGCTCGTCCTGGCCGGGCGCTCTCAGCCTCCACTTGGAGTGAGCGTGGGCGGTGATCTCGACGTGGCTGCAGTAGTGGCGGGGCATCAGGGTCGCCTCCAGTCCATGGGATTAATGTTCTTTCAGCCTCACGACAGATAAACGTCTTTGTATTTCTCTTCCTTGGCGGCAATACGCGCTTGCATTTCAGAATCATTCAGGCGGCTGCTCTTGCCAAATGGTCTATTAGCGACAGAAGGAGCTGCGTCCTCGTCCTCCCAGCGTCTGTTTTTCAGCCATCGATGGAAATAGGGAAATTCGGGATAGAATGTTCCGGCAGCATCATTAGCCTTCTTAGTGGCGTTCTGCCTATCTATCGCGTTCCTGATCACATCGAATAACCGGTCCAGTTTTTCCTTACGCCAGAGTTCGAGCGCCTTTTGCTTCTCTTTCTTGACGGGATAGAGGAGCCACGCCTGTTCAAACAGGGGAGACGGAGCCGGAGGCGACGGAGGATCTTTTAAATCTTTTGTATTCTGATCTTCTCTTGGGTCCTCTTCTCTACGTGCGGACTCCTTTGGAGTTCCTTCGGAGTTCCGTTGGATATCCTTTGGAATTCTTTCGGACTCCTTTTTCCTTTCCGCATCGGCCTGACGGCGGCGAAGCAGTTTTCCACCATACTTGTGCCAGTCATGTATCGCCAATGTCCAATCATCCGTGCGCTCAATAAATCCAGGCTTGCCACCAGGACCGCAATTACAGAGTACATCGACGAACTGCTGCGGGTCACTTTTCCAGTGAGCGGCATCAGCGATGTCTGCAACATCATAGCAGGATAGATCACCGTCCTGGGCGTAATCCATCGCCCACCACCAGAGACAGTGTAGATGCCCTATCGCTTCTACTTCAGAGATACCCAACATTCTGATAAGTTTCTTTGTCTTGGGATGTTCCAACAGTTCCTGATGACTCTCTATCCAGGCCACGCCCTCACCCCTGCATTAATGAATATTTATTCACTTTGCTGTATCCTTCGGCCTGTATACCTCGAACCCTTGCCGCTCCTGGACAACTACCACCTTGCCCGCCTTGCGATACTCCCGCCTGATCTTGCGATCCCCGAAGTCGCCAGGCATGTAGATTATTTTGGGATGTTTCTTCGCTGCTGGCATCAGGTGATCGCCTCCAGTATCCGCAGTGGCCACGGTAGCACCGGAAACCAGGTAGCAGGAGGCCATGGGCATTTCCCACATAGCCAATATCTTATCGGGCCTATGTGCATACCAGAGAAATCTCCCCGCTGGCAATACTCGCACCAGAATCTTGCTTCTGAGTTCGGGTGATTTAGGCTGTAGTCCATCACTTATCACCGTCCTTCTTCTCGCCGTGATAATGATGATTAATCTCGATCAATTTGAACCCATGGGAGGCAATTCCCATCCCTATGCCTCCTAACAGGAATGGCAAACCAAATAAGCATCCTAAACCAACGAAGCTCCAAAACATCGGATCTGTTGGCATCCTACTCTTCGCCTCCCTTGTCCAGTTCCGCCAAGCCATTCTTAGCCAGCAGTGGCAGGCAGAAGTGGCAACAAGGATAGCCCTGTTCTTCTGGGTTGCACTCCTTGCCGCAATGTTCACTCGCAATCCTTTTTAGCAACGCCCCCATTGCCTGCAGCCGGTCGAGGATGGGCTGGCCAGCGGTGGTATCCTTGATGCCATCCAAGTAGCAATCCTTGCAAGCAGCAAAATCATCGCATTCCTGGCAGTAGAACATCACCCCCATACGGAGTCCAGCCGCCTCTGCCTCGATCAACTGCTGCTTGAACTGCTCGACGTATTGAGTTTGGGCGGCGAGGTCAGCCTGCAGCCGCTCATTCTCGGCCAAGGCGGACAACCGCTGCTCGTTGTAAATCGCGAATTGGTGGCATTGCTGTTCTAGCTCAGCCTGTAACTTCTCGATCTGCGTGCCCTCTCGCCACAGCGCTACCTCACCCTGCAACGCTTCGACGGTGCCCTCCAGACGCCCGATTTGCTGATCCTGATCGGAGATGTGGCAGATTAGCTTCTCAATCACATCGCCTAGATCATGGACCTCGTTTTTCAGTGCCTTTACAAGTTCGTCCACTATTTCACCCCTTTCAGGGTCATTCTGATCGCTTTGCACATCCCGCAACTGGCGAAGCGTGGCACGAGACATGCCGCGTATTTCTGTTCTGCGTATTCCAGGAGTTTCTTCTGCTGCTCCTGTAGCCGCTTATTCTCTTCCAGCACCTCGATCAGCGCACCGGCCAGATTCCAATACAGTTCCTTCCCTTCGCTGTGTATTTGCAATAACTGGTACTGGTCAGTCCGTAGTCGCTTATTCTCAGCGCGCAGTTTTACGAGTAGACAATCTTGTTCAACCACTTTGTTAAACAGTTCTTGGCTGTTCATATTTTGGATATTCTCCATTCCTCGTCGCTCCCTTCCAGAGCTTTCATCACGACTTCCCATGCCTTACAGAATTGGTCATAGCAGACCCACACCGGTTGCTTGATCCAAATCTCGAACCTGTAGCCGTTCGACATCCTGCAATAGCCTGGCACACTCGATCTCCAGCCGGTTCCTGCGCTTCAGGTCATCAGCCAGAAGGGATTTTAGTTGCTCGATCTCGGTACGCAGGGTATTCTCGGTAGTCTCCAACGTATACAATGTTTCAGCGAGGTCGGCGCGTAACTGCTCGATCTTCCCCTGCATCGCCTTGATCGTTTCGGTTTCCATAAATGCCTTTGCATCCTTCAATCCCTCAGCCATAAGCGATTCCTGCAGCTGGGTGTTCTCGGCGGCCAGGACCAACTCTGTTACCATTCGCTGGGTGTTCTCTTCTAAGACTTGTCCAGTAACTGCCATCTGTTCACGCAGGAGATGTTCCCACTTCTCGTGATCTTCTGCCGCATCTAGCAGCGCGGGCAGGGCGGCCAATACAGCATCAACCCTCCATTGCCACTCCGTCAGGCGGAAATATCCTCGCTGGGCACGCAGACTTGTTAGCTCTGCGTGCACTTCCCGCAAATCCTCAATTTCCTGTGCTGTCACTTCCTTCGCCCCGCTTTCCTCTCCGCTAGTTGGTGGAAAAATAGCACGTCCAACGCTTCAAAGCGCTGGTGCTGCAATCTTTCATGCTCGTGCCAGATCGCTTCTGCTTGCTCCCTAGTTAAGCAGGTCGGATCGGCCACGAATCTCTCAGCCTCTTTGTCAAGCTCGGCCAGGCGGTGGATTATCTGTTGGGCATTCTGCGGTGTCAATGGAGATCGCCTCCCAGTTCAATCTTTCCGATAACCTCGGCATCACGCAAAGCAGCAGATGGAGCGCAATCATCCGTGCATGGCTGTACCGGGCATTCGTCATTGCCGCAAAACACGATGTAGGATCGAGTATTCTTTTTCTTGTACGTTTCCGTCTTCCACGGCTCGCCACAGAATGGGCATCTGTTAGCCATCCGTTTTCGCCTCCTTGCGTGTCCTTTGTTCAAAGTGAGCCGATATGTCCTTCAGTGACTTGCTTATCCGGTCTATCCGCTTCACGTTGTGCTCAAAGCACCAGTATGGCGACCAGGCTGTTCCTGCTGGTTTATCGCAACCGGGTTCGATGCAGATTTTACCAGTGTGGAACGCGGCACTATTGCCGGGATCATTCGGGTCGTTATAACCAGGCATCCGTTTTCGCCTCCCCCGTTTCCCCACACGAGACACAGCAGCCCCCGCAGCCGGTGAGATCCTCGACCAACAGAAGTCTCCACGTCCGGCCATCCTCACTCTTGATGATCTTGAGATCCTCGGTCTGGCAATCATCTACATTACCGCCGCAGGTCTCCCGATGCTTCGCCAGACCCTGATCATTCTCCGCTGCCAAGTGGCAGGTACAAAATATTTGTCCATCTTCGCCCTCCTGGGCAATTAATGAGAAAAAATTCACAGTTCATTCCTCCCCTTCAAACATACTTGCCTGCCGTGTCATCTTGCTTTTCAGCGTCAGTGTCACCACGTACCATTGACCATCCGACCCTTTAACTTCTCCGCATTCCATCACGTATCTGCCTGCCCTGAAAGCATCTTGAATATCTTTGGCGGCGTAGGGGGTGATGGTGAGATCGGTTGAACTTGGTTTGAGGATGTAAAGTTTGATTCTAATACACCCCCTGTGCATATCCGTTTATAAGTGGATTGTCTGCGATGATCCGCCGCTTGGACATTTCTACATAAGCCGGATTTAACTCTTGCCGCACCATTTCTAAAGCATCGGTCCACTCTTGAGATATAGGCGTTAAACTGTGGACTCCCGGGAGAAAAGAATCCGATGTGGGAAAATGGCCGGGCTCAGATTCCGTATTCTCCCGGTTGGGCTCGGAAGATAAAGCAGATTGCATGGGAACGCGCTGGGAATCGTTGCGAGATATGCGGCGGCACTCCCCATGACACCCATCACAAGGATTTTCAGAAGAGTAACCATGATCTTGATAACCTCCAAGTTCTTTGCCGGAAGTGCCATAAGAGGCTTCACGTGGAACACCTCCGCGCTCAGACGAACGAGATAGCCCAGGATTAGCATGATGCTCTTTGTGTGCTCCTCCACTTCCCCAATATGAGTCGCCAAGATTCAGAAACAATACGCCATCATCCCTAAGGACCCGCCTGACTTCCCGGAACACCTGGACCATCCTGGCGACATACTCCTCCGGCGTGGCTTCAAGGCCGAGCTGCCCGGGCACCCCATAATCCCGGAGGCCCCAGTACGGCGGAGATGCGACCACGCACTGATCCGGCATCTCCCGCAACAAGTCTAAGACGTCGCCTTGCTTGATCTCCCAGTCGCGGTCCTCGAGCATATCTCCATCTCCCTCGCAATTCTCTCCGCCATCGCATCACAATGGCAGTACCGCTCTTCCTCGCCTCGCCGCACCACGTACAGAGGTCCGCGATGGACGATCACCGTGTCGCCTATTCGTTTGATCGGGGTCTCCGGCCAGTTGTGGTAGGGGATCATCGCCATATCTTCTTCATCTCCAGGTTTATTGTGGCTGGCCGCGCCCAATACTGATTGAACTTACCCCACCTTGGATCTCTCTTCCCGGTAACATCCCGATATAGCATGGCGAAAGGCAAAAATCCCGCCCTGATCGTCTGTAGCATTCTAACCTCAGCATGATCCATCGTGTCACCGGGATACCCACATAGGACGTAACAGCGCATCGACTGAGATGCTGTCGTGAACCCTGCTTGTCTGAGCATCTTCCCGGCCTCGATCAACGGCTCCAGATCGTCTGGCGTATCGTAGGCAAAGAACATCTCTTTCGGATGTAAGTCTCTCAGGTAATCAATGTGCCACTGCTTCAACCTGGCTGCTTCTAAGCCTCCGGTAAACATCGGGCGACCGTGCTTCTGTTGGTGGAGCATGTGAAAAACGCCCAGGATATGCCCTTGACTGCAAGCTAGGAGGTTGTTGTCCAGGATGTTATTGCCGTCAACTATCGGCAGTTCACGGATACCACCTTCCCGCTTGGGGACTGAACAGAACCAGCAATGCCCAGGACAGCCTCTCGAAGTGAACACGTAACCGGGCTTGATATAGCGTCCGGGAACGCTCTCCCCGCCGGGATCGTCCAGCGCAGGCCCTCCCATTGAGACAGGGGCAACGTGCCGCCACTGCTCGGCCAACTGTTCTGCGTGGGGCAGATCGTACGTGAAGCTAACCGATATATGCACCGCGTCAATCTCGGGCAGGAACATGCCCGGCTTCTCCCGCTTGCCGTAGAAGGAGAGATCATCGGTTGGGGTCGCCATAGTTTTGCGAGGAAATACCCGAGCTATTGTCATGCTTCACACTCCCAAAGCTCCCAAATACCGTTGGCTGGTCCGCGATGGACGATCACCGTGTCGCCTATTCGTTTGATCGGGGTCTCCGGCCAACCCTGGTAGGTGCCGTCGCAGATCATATCGCATCCAACTCCCACCTGAATTTTTCCTGCTGCAGCGATGAATCTATTTGCTTCGGATAAAGTACAAGGGACGATGGTCAGACTCATGCTTCACGCTCCCAAAATTCGTGAAATACCGCCGGCTGGTCCGCGTACCTGGCGATGTAGGGGATGCCGTAATTCTTGCACGTCTGCTCGACACCGCTCTCAAAGATAGGCATGCCGCGATACATCGATTTATACCAGGCGCGAACATCGGCGCAGGAGGCGAAGCGGGCGCGGTCGGTGGTGGTGTCATCGTCAGGCAAATCGCTCTCCCCCTTATTGCATCCGGGTTATAGTCTCCTTATGTCCCTCTCCCGCCGTTTTTGAATATAAGGCGGCGTTGTTATCAGGGATGGAAATACTGTTCTGCTTCTCCTTATACCCTGGCTGCATCCTCACCAGTTCCTGCGCGGTGATCCTCTTGGCTCCGGCGAACAATGCCCGCTGTCTGGCGCTCGATGTGGTCAAATCGTAATGTTCATAGCCTGGCTTGGATTGGAACCATTTGCGCTTCAGCCTCAGCTTCTGAGCGAAGGCGTACAGTTCATCAAGAGAGACATCGCTGATCATGTGGCCGATCTGGTCGATGTAGATCATGGTTTCTCCTTCAAAATTAACTGGCGGCCAGGCCAGTTGTTATTTACACAGCAAAGCGGTCTCAATCTCCTCATAGTTGTCGCCACGTACAAAGTCTTTGATTCTGATGCCGGAAAAGGTTTTCAGCACCAGATCATCGGTGTATGCCTTTTTGTAGTAGGCGGCTTTTGCATCAAAGTTTTTTAGCGGGTTGATAATCACTTCCGGTTCAGGAAAGTCCTGCATTTCAATCAAGACTCCGATATACTCTGATTCGTTAATACTGGCGTCGTAGAAGCATTTTTCAAGGTCTGCCATTGTTTTCTTGTCCATATCGTTCCTCCGTTTCTGCTCTGGCCGCCAAATCTCAGTCTCCTAAAACCTTTCTTGCATATCCAGGACCCCAGCCGTTATATTTCTCCAAGCCCCTGCTCACGTTTCCGTGCTCCTCCTGCAAACAGAGGGAGAGGTACGCGGCTCCGATCTCGATGTTGACCTCCGGCTCGAATAGCATCCCCCTCGAATACGGCACCCCGATCCGCCGGCACATCTCTTCTGCCGTTGCCGGTTTCAGTTGCATTAGCCCGATTTCGTTGTCCCTACCAATCCAATCAGGATGATAATTACTCTCTACCCGGACCACCCTCCGGAGCACCGCCGGATCGATCCCATGAGCTCCGGCCTCGGCTGCTATCAGCCCGTCGATCTCGTCACGGGATGTCAGGCTACCACGGTTGGCTTCGGCGATGCTGTGGTGCGAATTATCGGCTGCCAGCGGGTGCGGCCAACAGAGCAGCAGGAGCAGGGCCAGGGCTACCCGCCGCATGGCTTCCCCTCGGCCTGGTTGATAATTCTTTTCACCCCGCCTTGCATCTCAAGCGGATGGCCATCGCTATCAAATAATTCTTCCACGGACACACCCAGGGCCTGTGATATCCGTTTTCTCCACGCTGGCCAGGCAGGTACCCGGCCAAGCTCGATCTGGCCGATTGAAACAGGGTTGACATCGGCCCTGATCCCCAACCGGGTCTTCGACCAGCCACGTTTTTCTCTTTCGAGTGAAATTCTCAGCATGTGATCGCCTCCTTCACGCATTGGTATCGCTCCCCTCGGCCTTGGCGATGGCGGCTCTGGCTATCTCGATATAATCCAGAGGCCAATAGCAACTGAAGTCATTGGTGATCTTCTTCAGAGCGGTCAGCAGATCAGGCGCCCCCGCGATCAGCCGGGCATTCTCGCCTGATTGCTCGAAAGGGGCCTCTTCACCTTTCTTCGTGGTGGCATCTGCGTAATCGCTCCAACCTATCCGGCTACCATCTTCGGTCTCGATGATCCAACCAAGACTTCTGCCTGTTCTGGCCTGAAATTGTTGCCGGGCTGCCCATTTACCTGGTGTGTGCATGCTCAGTTTCTCCTCTCGTTTTAAGGGGACGCTGCCCCAATTTACGCTGCTCTCCTGCGGTTCATCAAAAGTCCCAATTCATGCTCTCCATCCTCCCTTTGTATGTGGCCGCCCCTGGACTGACGAGGCGGCTATTAAGTTGGTGTTGCCAGTTAAGCCTCGATAATAGGCCGGTACTCCACGCCTTCGGGTAGCGGCCATGTCCACGCACGCGCAGCTTCCGCCGTCGTGATATCGGGCACACAAAGGATGAATTTGAGCCCGGTCGAATGGCACTCGACCTGCAAGAAGTTGATGTGGTCTCCGATGACCGAATCCTGTTCCCGGGTGCGGTATAGGATGTACTCCCGGACGTATCCCGGCTCGCCCAACTCGGCCTTGTCCACAATGTCGACGTCCAGGAGCTCGAAGAAGCGATCGGCGCCGAGGGCTTCCAGGTGGGCCCGGCGGACCTCCGCGTTGGTCTCCTTGATTAGATCCTCTTTTGTGACAGTGTCAGGCGCATCGACCAGCTTCGACGGGATGGTGACGCCATGCCAGCGGTAGTTGGCATACCCATCTTTCCAGCGGATGGCCGGCCCATCGGGGCAGTGTAAGCGGTTGGAGGCATCCCGTTGGATGTGGTCGGGACGACCGCAGACGATGGCGACGCCGCGCAGGAAGATCGAGAAGAATACTCCGGAGCGGAGGTAGTCAGCATACTTGCCTAGGGCCGGAACCTTTACGACGCCAAGGCGCTCAAAAACGGAGTAAAAAGAGGTATCGTCGGCATCCCAGAGCAGGTTGCACCAGGCAAAGTCGTAGTATTGATCCCAGACCTGATCCCCGACCTGAGCCCTGACCTGAGCCCAGACCTGATCCCCGACCTGAGCCCTGACCTGAGCCCTGACCTGATCCCCGACCTGATCCCAGACCTGATCCCTGACCTGATCCCCGACCTGAGCCCTGACCTGAGCCCAGACCTGAGCCCAGACCTGATCCCCGACCTGATCCCTGACCTGATCCCCGACCTGAGCCCTGACCTGAGCCCAGACCTGAGCCCAGACCTGATCCCCGACCTGAGCCCTGACCTGAGCCCTGACCTGAGCCCTGACCTGATCCCCGACCTGATCCCAGACCTGAGCCCTGACCTGAGCCCAGACCTGAGCCCTGACCTGAGCCCTGACCTGATCCCCGACCTGAGCCCCGACCTGATCCCCGACCTGATCCCAGACCTGATCCCCCTGGCCCTCGTTTTCCTGTAAAACTTTCTTTATGGCCTCGACCACGATATTGGCGGCGTACTGGCAGCCAAGCGGGCTATCCATGATCAGTATCAGGGGCCGCGGCAGCTTGGCCATCTCGTACAACCACTCGATTCCCTTCGTGGCTGCTTCCGTGTTCAGGGGCTCGGTAGACTGGAATACTATACCGAGCCATTCATCTTTTACTTCAATCATTAACGCCTCTTGTTCGGGCGTGAGTCGCTCCAGCTTCATCTCAGGTCCTCCTCGTATTGCCGGCCTCTCACCCGGTTATGTCCTCGCTGTCCAACGGTAATTAATCAGCGACCTGGCGAGTTGCATCAGCATAAGGATCGTGTTCCCGCTGCCTGATGACCTCGTACTTCTCGCCCGGCTGCAGCAGGATCGGGCCATGCTCTTCGTGGTCGATGGTAGCGCCGGCGTGCGTGATGTCGAGGTAGCTGCTGGTACCACCTGGCGTGTTGCACTCCAGGATCTGGCCACCCTTGATCGTGTGGTCGTGACCGGTCTTGCCCGTGGCCACCACTGACGACTTCTTGACGACAGCCCCATCCGGGATAGCGTCAATCTCGCAAAGTAACAGCTCTCCGTGCCTATACTGCTTGTCCATGGCTCCTCCTTGTTTTTAGGGGTCTGTGCCCCAATTTACGCTGCTCTCCATCCTCCCTTTGTATGTGGCCGCCCCTGGACTGACGAGGCGGCCTATTCAGTTGGGTGTTACCGTAAATTTGGTTGCCGGGACAGGTGTCGAACCTGTATTATGAGGGCCAAAATCTCATGTGCTACCATTACACTACCCGGCAAACTCTATTCCCTTGCTGCGATGGTCTTGAATATCCTGCCGGACTCGATCAGTGTCCCCTTTGAGCTCTTTACTTTCGCAATGTCTATATTGGCCTCGTCCAGTTCCCTCAATGCTTTGAGCTTGTTATCGTAGGCCTCATAGAGCAATTCGTTGGCGACTACCAATGCGGACTGAACCTCACCCGCTCCGCGCTTGGCCGCATCGCATTGCAGGGTAGCGATCTCTTCAACGGTTAACTTGGGGATAATAATTCTGTTGTGGTCGATCATGTTGTGGCCTCCTGAATTTTTAAGTTGTCACCCAATGTTGCCACTTTCTCTTCGTCTGACTATCTCTCGCAGGGTTTCTTTGCTGATCTGTCCGGTGTGTGCCAAGGTGTGGCAAATGGGGCACAGACTAACTAAGTTTGCTAATTCATCCGATCCGCCACTGGCTTTGCTCTTGACGTGGTGGACGTGGACTGTGCCCCATCTACCGCAGTTCTCGCAAAACGGCTTTCGTGCCGCAGCGATTGCCTTGCGGTCAACGATGCGCTTATGAGTGACGATCATCAATCTTCGCCAGGTTCCCGCATCGGCTCCATTTCCTGCTTGAACTCTTCGACCTGCTGATCCGCCATCTCATTGAACTGTTTCTCTGCCGGGTCTTGCGCTGCCGCAGGGGTTGGCTGCTTCTTGAACCACGCAACGAGTTTCTTGGCCTGATTGTCTGTCAGGTCGGCGGTATGCTCAGTCCTGAATTGCTTTTGCAGGTTTGCCTTGAGTTTGGCATCCGACCACTTGAGGCGGGATTTCTCGATGTGGATAGTTTTCTGATCCTGAAGGGTGGACATTGCTTCGGGAGGCGTTTCGGCTGCGGGAACATCTTCCCAGCTGACTTCGATAGGCGAGGTTGGTTGTTGCTGCACTTCTTTTAGGGATTGGATGTAGGCTTCGCATATGGGTTTCATCTTCTCGTTGTTCTCGACCAGCCAATCGAAGTATCCCTTGTCGTCCTTGAAGAGGTCAGCAATGGTGCGCCCTTTGTTCTTGCCGAAGGTCAGAACTGTATCACCGGGAGACTTGCCTTGATTGGCTGAATTTGTGGCGTTGCTCGTCGGCAGGTTCATATTATCTTCGAGGTCCTGGGTGAAGATGTCGGACAGAGATGCCAGAGCTGCCCTTGCGGCTACCTATGCAGGAAATTACAATATACCGTTTATCCAGGTTGGCACCGCTCAGGTCGGCACCGCTCAGGTTGGCACCGCTCAGGTCGGCACCGCTCAGGTTGGCACGGCTCAGGTCGGCACCGCTCAGGTTGGCACCGCTCAGGTCGGCACCGCTCAGGTCGGCACGGCTCAGGTCGGCACCGCTCAGGTTGGCACCGCTCAGGTCGGCACTCCTCAGGTAGGCACCGCTCAGGTTGGCACTCCTCAGGTCGGCACTCCTCAGGTCGGCACTCCTCAGGTAGGCACCGCTCAGGTTGGCACCGCTCAGGTCGGCACCGCTCAGGTCGGCACGGCTCAGGTCGGCACCGCTCAGGTTGGCACCGCTCAGGTCGGCACCGCTCAGGTAGGCACCGCTCAGGTTGGCACCGCTCAGGTTGGCACGGCTACCGCCGTCTTCGCTGCGGAGCCATTTCGCGTGATCTTCAAGGATTTTGTTTAACTCTGTAATGATCAATTTTCTCCCTCCCTATCTCGCAAAATATTGAATCGTTTGCCCAAGTAGCACTAGGACGTAAACCGCGCACAAGGCGATGATGATCTTGCCGGCGCGATCCGGAATTTGCCGCAGATGAACTTCCTCCCCCGGATGAGCAGGCCGTCGAGATATGAGCCGATCTCTCCGTTCGGCGGGGGGGCTGAGACGATAGCCGGCCAGGGTGGACTCCATCTGGGATTGACGTAGGGTGAAGTGATTGACTTCAGGGGGATATTCTGATATGATGTTCACGATCAATCTCCTTTCATGGCGCTCTGGCACAGCGCCTATTTTATTTCCCTCTCGAATATCTGACACCAAGCCGTTTCTGCCATCCCCATGATGCAGCAGAGAAAAACAATCATGATCTCCAAAACTTTCAATCGCATCCCTCCTATCACGCCGTTTTAGACTCCAGCCTCATTAGGCCACTCCCTGGCTTTTCGGAGCCGCCTTTGCGAACAAGTCATCCAGGGAGATTCCAGGAAAGAAAGTATTCCTGATTTTGGCCGCCTCATCGAGGCTAAATCCCTTGTGCTGGCCAATCATTTTGTTGTTAATCGATTTGCGGCTGAGGCTTAATACCTTTGCCAGGTCATTTGTGCTGACGCCATATCTGGCCATTTCTGCCCGAAGATTAGGAAACATATACGTTATCTCCCTCCCATTATCTGCTAATTAATTACCCTTTATCGTAACTTGCGACATAAATATATACCCTTTGGGGTAACGTGTCAACATATATTTTTCATGGAAGGGTAATAATATATTTACATTGGGTAATAATATAGTTAATATATACATTGAAGGGAGATGACGGGGTGGAATATAGCATGCAGTATTATGAAAGGTTTCAAATGCTTCTTAACGAGCGGGGAACTAAAATAGCAGATTTATCAAAGGCTACGGGAATCCCGAAAACAACGCTATACGGAATAATCAGGAAAAAGGCCAAAAATATCAGCTTAGTATATGCATCCAAAATCGCAGATTATTTTAATGTCAGTGTGGAGTATCTGGCCACCGGCAAAGAGATGCCCAAGCCCCTGCAGTTGACAGAGGATGAGACAGGACTCATCAACCTATGGCGCAGACTTCCGCACTGTGAACAGCAAAGAATAATCGGCAGGATTGAATTATTGTTGGAGCAAGCTGCAGCAGACGGGGAAAAAATCGGAGAAAAGGACGTAGAGGAAACGTCTTCTATGTAAATTTTCATCGGAGGGGATAACGTGTCCAAGCAGAGAAATCCAAACGGATCGGGAAGCTATAAGAAACGTGCAGATGGGCGCTGCGAATGGATACAAACAAAAGATGGAGAAACAAGGAGTCTCTATGGCAAGACTTTCAAGGAACTTCAGGCAAAGGTCAAGAAGATTAGTGATCTGCCTATCACATCTAATAAACTGAAAGTTGCCGAATGGTTTGATAGATGGTTGAGCATCTATATTAAGCCGTTAAAAAAAACTGCTACATATGACCAATATCGAATTATCTATGAACAGCACATAAAGCCGGTGATCGGTCATCGGAGAATATCAGATTTGCAAACTCACGAATTGCAAGGGATTATCGCGAAAATGAATGAAAAGGGCCTTGCGACCTCGACCATGAAACACGCCAAGAAAGTGATGAACGGTGCTTTATCAAAAGCTATAAAAGAAAAACTCATACCTTTTAATCCTGCCAATGATCCTTCTAATAAGATAGAGATCCCTATCAAGCAGGCAAAGCCCAGAAAGACCTTAACGGTTGAAGAATTATCGAAGTTGCTCAAGGCTATGGCCCGTAGCCGGTGGATATGGTCGGTAAAGTTTCTTCTGGTGACCGGGCTACGACGGGGCGAACTCCTGGCGCTGAAATGGCCGGACGTTGATTTTGACAATAAGCGCCTCACTATAGATGAATCGAATAGCACCACCGGAATGGGAGATACAAAGTCGGCCAAGATTCATTATGTGCCACTATCAGATAAAGCTATCCAATATTTGAACGGACAAAAGAACATGCTGCAGGCCGAATTTAACCCGGTGCTGTTCAACGATGAATTAAAAAAGAGTGCGCTCGTCTTCCCGAACAGATCGGGCAAGCTGCTCCGGCCGGATTCCTACTATACCCTGTTGGCCAGGGCCGCTAAAAAGGCCGGCATCAAGGCCAGCCCACACATGATGCGGCACACTTTTGTTTATATAACTCGGGACTCGATGACGCTGAAAGAGATGCAGGCTGCCCTGGGCCATGAGGAGAGCACGACAACGCTCGATATTTACGGCGACATCATAAACGAGTCCATGAAGCAGACAGCCGACAAGATTGATGCAGCCTTTAATCGGGTAGATGCGGAGATAGACAGGATCGGTAGGATAGAAGAGTCTAAGGGGAAAATGGGAAAGGTGCTGTCGTTCAGAAAAGCGAAATAAAAGAAGTGGGTCAAATCAGGGTCAAACGAGCAAAATAAAAAGGATCTCCTTCACGGGAGATCCTTTATTATCAATGGTCAGAGTGGCGGGACTTGAACCCACGACCTCTTGCACCCCAAGCAAGCGCTCTACCAAGCTGAGCTACACCCTGATCACCTTAAATTGTATTCGCTTTAGCAGCCGAAGTCAAGTTGACACGG